TCAATTTACCATCTTCATCTAGCAATGGAATTATTTTCTCAGCAGCACCACTCTCATTGTTTGCTATGGTCTTAACAATTGTTGAGTCTTTAGCATTTGAGAAACGCTGATTTAAGTTAACCGCATCGCCATAAGAAGAACGTAAGTCCTTGAGCTTTGTAACTTCTGCATCAAGACCTTGGTTTTTGAATGTAATGTCTCGTGCATCATCTAACGTATCACGCAATTGTCTAAAAGCGTCACCAATCTTAGAGCCACGCTTTTCATAGGCTAAATCACCAAATAACTTACGTTGATCTTGGTAATCAGAACCAGAGATATAACCCTTTTGCTCGTAGCCCTGATATGAATACTCAGGAACTCCAGAGTCAATCAATTGCTGACGAATATTGTCACCAAACTGTTTGTAGTTAGCATTTGTTGGTTGCAATCCAGCTTGGTCTAATGCAGCTTGAACCTGTCTATCCAATGCCTCATTCTTAGCACCAAAGTAGAACTCCTCAAAGCTCTTGAACAATGGCTCTTTTCTCATTGATGGAGGCAAAGAATTTAACAATTCTCTCGCCTTCATAATTCCTGATCTAAAGTTAGGAACTTCAGCTAAAACAATATCAGACTGAGATGAAACATTTTTAATTGTTTCGCCAATGCTATTTACGTTTCTATCAGCAGCCTGTCTAACAGCCTTTGCACCACCAGAGAACGCTACATCAGGTGCGCTTGGCATACCGCCAAACATATTAGCAATCTGATTGAGAACCTTCTCAGCATGATCTGCCTGAAGATTAAACTTCTTAGTAAACTGAGAAGATGAGAACGGCAATGTAGAAGCAACAGCCTCAAACAATTGAGCAGTTTTACCTCCACCAGCCTGAGCAGGTGTTAACCCTAACTCATCAGTAAAACCAAGAACTTTAGCCTTTCCAGCCATAGCAGCATTGCGTTGTTCAGCAAATGTCAAAGGCTCTGGTGTTCTTGCTTTAGTCTGCATACCCATAGCACCTACTGGAATACCAGCCGCCATACCTAAAACAGATGCAGGAATATCACCAATGTAAGGTTGTGCTGTTTCTGCTACCAGTTGACTTGTTGCTCCAGCAGGTAATGCTGTTGCTAATTGTTGTGCAGGATTAACAGCCATACGAGTAGCCATCTCTCTCACCATAGGCGTAGTAGCTTGTCTTGCAATATTAGGTAATGATGCTACTGCCGAACCTGTGCTTCCCAATGCACTAAAACCAGCCTCTACCATGCGCTGACCAGTTGTCTCAGGCTTTGCTACCCCTGCTTTTGTCATAGCATCTTGGACTGTTTTAGAAAGCATCTGCAAACGAGGCAAATCTTTACCAGTAAGCTGCTCTCCACCAATAAGAATCATATTGATAAGCGCATTAAGCGCATCACCAACAGGGACAGCCATAGAGCCTACAAGTTGACCAGCAGGGCCAAATGGAGTACCAGCAACAGCACCAACTAAAGGCGCAGCCATACCACGAGTCGCAGCACCCGCATATTTAACAGATGAATCCTCTGATTGACCTGCTCGTTTATTACCCATTTGAGGATAAACACCAAACGCAGCAGATGCAGGGTTTTTAGGAATAATCTTTGCAGATAAACCTTCACCAAAAATCTCATCAAACTGTGATGCGCTTTCTGGATGTGCTTTTAGATAAGCAATATCTTTAGCTGTTGGCTTTTCCATATTTACCTTCTGTAAGGATTTTCAGATGGGTCTGGAGGTGCAATAAACTTAAATCCACGCAAACTCTTATTGTTTTCAAAGAAGAAGTTTTCAGCTTGTTCAGCATATGCCTTAGCTTTTTGTGACAAGTATTGAATATCTTTAATTGCAGCTTCTTTTGATGACAATGAAACAGATGGATTAGCCAAATCACCAACAGCCTTATCATATCGTTTAGCATCAGCATCAGATGTAGGGCCACTAAACTTAGGCGTATTCAAAGCTAATGATTGTGACAAAGTAGCCAATCTATCGTTTGCATCTTTGGCCTCAGTACCGATACCAAGTGCGCCAGCAACATTCTTAACACCAGCCTCTAAACGCCCACCATAAGCCTGTTGCAATAGTGGTGCTGCTCTCATGGCAACAGAAGACATATTGTCAGCTTTGTTGGCTTCTTCTTTAGCTTTTGTAAGAACATCAAACTCTTTCTTCTGAGAATAAGAGAATTGTTCTGGCTTATTAGCATCTTGCGCCTTCTTTAAATCAAGCATTTGTTGCTGTATGTTTAAAGCTAGTGCTTTACCTTCTGCTGACTGTGCTAGTCCTTGTGCTTGAAGAACTCTCATTGCTTGCTGATTAGCTTCAGTAGATGCTCTCATTGCATCAAGACTTGTTTGAGACTGCTGGAACTGCTGATATCTACCAACAGCATCAGATATTTCTTTTACTCGTTGGTCAGCCTTCTCAGGGTCAATCAATCCATTCTTAAAGCTAGTCGCATATTGAGTAGCAAGATTTTTAAGGTGAGGAGGAATAGTAGTGTCAGTAGTAAACTGCAAGAAAGGATTATCTTCTTGACCACCACCACCAACAAAACCTGCCTTACGCAAGTCAGGGACAAGTTTAGCCATACTTGCCAATGCGCCAATAGGGTCTGGTGACATCATTGCTAATGCTTGTAGCTTATTGGTATCAATGCTTCTTGTAGTTTGAGCAGGTTTAACTGCCATGTTTGGCATTAAAATACCTTCATCATCACGAGCAGGAAAATTAGTTGGCTTACCATCAAATGTTACTTGCTCTGGTGTTGTTGTCGTAGTAAAGATTTGAGGAGCAAGTTGCCTCATGCTTTCTTCTTGTTTACGCTTTTTAATCAACTCTTGCAATTGATAATTTTGTAGTTGGCCTTGTAAGGCTTCATTCATTCCACCTTTGTAGGCTTGCTGACCAAGTTGTAAGCCTTGAGCAATAGACTGTCCAGTATTACCACCTTGGAATAATCTACCCGCCAAAGCATATAAAGCCTGAGCCTGAGCATCGTCACGATTACGCTGAATTGCTTCTGGTGACATACCCAAAAGACCCATTGTCTCAGAGCCTCCAGTACCAAAAATGTCTAATAGTCCAGCCATGATTTATTCCTTATGGAGGCGTACCAAATAAACGATTCCAACCGCCACTAAGCCAACCAGTATTCTTTTCAATGCCACCAGCTACAGCCGCAAGACCTAAAATGTTTTGCAAGTTAGAAGTATCGTTATAACCGCTAGTGCTAGAAGAACCAACTCTGCCCATTGGGTTGCCATAAACCAATGAGAGATAGTTCTGCAAGTTCTGCTGTGGCTGGTTTTGCAAGAAGTTAAACTTATCCATCTCGGCTTTTTGTGCTGCGCCTGTATAACCCTCACGAGCCTGACCTGCCGCTAACAAGTTCTGAATGTCTTGGTAATCAGCAGAAGCCATTTGAGGAGCAGCCATCGTAGCGGCCTGTTGCATGGCTCTTTCTTGTGCGTAGTTCTGATAAGCCAGTTGTCCAGCAGTATCAGACAGACTCTTAGCAAACTGACCACTTGCACGATCTTGCAATGTGTTTGCCGCACCACCGCCATAGCGACCTGCTTTAGATGCCGCAGAACCTACGTTACCCAATGTTTGCTCAAACTGTGACTGAGCCGCTTGTGCCGCAGGTTGAAATGCGCCTTGAAAGAATGGATTGCCTTGTAAGAACCCACCAGAAATAGTATTTTGAAGTTGATTCTGTGCAGACTGCAATAAAGGATTACCCAACTTGGCTCGTTCTTCAAGAGCCTGTAAACCAGTTTGAGTAGTCTCTGATGGACTTACATAAGTCTGACCGCCATAATACTGTGGGCCACCGCCCTGATACATCTTCTGGGCTTCAGTCAAGCCATATTGCAGATACGGCTGTATCGTTGGGTCAATTGAGGTTGTGGTAGTCGTAGCCATCTTTTACTCCTAGAGTTTCGGATTCCAAGATGGGTCATCCACGGAATCCATTATAGATTGAAAGTTAACCAATAACAACATATTTATATGTTTTACTGGCAGTTGAATTTGCTACATGATTTACTGTAGCCGTTCCTTGTCCTTGTCCACTAGCATATATTCTTGCAGAATCAGCATTAGCCGCAACAGACGCAGGTACAAACATAATCACACTATCAGCACCAATTCTTCTGTCGCTCAATGTTGTAGTAGTAGCCCCACCAACAGCCAAAGTAATTGAACCTGTGTTATTTGTTTTACCATCCATAACACCACGAACAATCTCAGCTACTTGCCTTTGATCTCCACCGAAAGCAGGAAGACTTCTAAACATTATCGAACTCCCTGACCTTGCAATTCAATATCCAAGCCAACGGCAGTTTTCCAGTTACCAGTAGGGATAACCCTAAACTGATGGTAATTACCATTAGACCTAAGTGAAATCCTGTTATCAGAGTCAGCAGTACCTGCCGTACCAAAGTTAGTTTGCTCGCTCAAAAGCGTTCTAGAAGCCACGGCAACAGTCGCAGAACCCGCATCTACCAATGGTCTAGCCAAAGTGACTACCGATCTACCACCTGCGTTTAAATCGCCTGTAATGATGTTACCAGTAGCAGATGCCCCGTTATACGTCATTACACGAGTTCCATAAGTACCGCCAAGGAAATACTTACCACCCATGTAAAGAATAGAGTCTAGGCTCACAGTCAAGGCATCAATGCTACTGGAAAGAGAATCTAATCCCTCCAAAGTCGTAGCAGATGTAGATGCGTCTGAAATGTAATCAGTTCCTGCATCTCCATAAGTCCACTTTTGAGTTCTAAAGTTATAAATTGCTAAAACTCTTTGAGAAAAAGTATTCTTAAAGTTCCAGATAATTAGTTTTCGTACAGGGTCAACAGCACAAGACATAGTGTCAAATGCACTCTCATCTGCATTACTAAAGAACCAACGATCTACCTTCTCAGAGCCAATAGCTGTGACGTTTTGTCCATCACAAGTGTAGAAACCATCGTCACTCAAAAAGAAAGTTATACCCTGTAATTGAGCAATAGAGCCAGCAGCAATACATCCCTTACCTCGTGAGATATTGTCAAACTGAAATACAAAAGGTGTACCGACATAACTCATTCTAGTAATGCCTTTTTCCATCAGGATAAGGCCAAACTCACCACCACGAATTCCAACGATCTGGCTTCCATCAGGGATATCTTGGTAATCAGCTTGAGTTACTTGGCTTGTTCCCCATGCAGTCTCATCATTGATACCAGACCAACGAACACGAGCAGGATAAACAACAGATGACTCGGTAGTAAATGCAGTCACTACAAAATCACGCACAACAGTAAGATACTTGCAAACTGGAGCAGTAGCCGCCAAGTCAGCAAATGCACTAGAAGTACCCAAAGTAAACGCTTGCATTGGATTGCTATTATTAGTTCCAATAATCACGTTACCAAACTGAGTAAACCTAAATCTGTCAGCAGATGCGTTAGGCGTATATCCACCACTCTTAGAAACATCAGTTAAAACACCTACACCAGATACGTCATATATCTTGGTAGAACCTGCCGCAAATAACTTAGTCGCATTTGTAGGTGTTTTCCCTGCTACCAATGTAGTAAGGTTTTCAGCCGCAGCCGCAGAGAATGTAGCCGCAGAGGGAAATGGCCCATAACCAATGGCCTGAGATACCACGTTCTTAGCATCCACCAAAGCACCAGAAATGCTTGGTTGGTCAGGCATCCACTCACCAAATATTAGTTTTGTCGTAGCCATGTATTACTTCCTTGAGACTGTAGTGTCCATGTATTGTCATTGGCAGACACAGGTGTCCATGTATTTGAATCGCTCGATACTGTTGTCCAAGTATTGCCACCAACAGATACTGGTGTCCAAGTGTTAGCGTCTTGTGGTACTGGTGTCCAATTTTCACCAAGGATTACGCCATTAGCCGCCACCAAACATAAACCATTGACATATCCCACACCCGCATAAATAGCAGATGCGTTACCTGTAAAGACTGCATTTGCACTTATGTCTGCTACCGCACCGACAACCAAGCCACCATTAGCAGAAACTGTTGCATCACCAGTAATTGCGCCACTTGCGTTTTGAACTCTTATTGCATTAGCAGTTACTGTTGCATCGGCAGTTACAGAAGCCGCAGCATTGGCAACAATACCACCCAAAGCAGCTACATCAGCATTACCAGTAATAGCACCAGTACCAAACTGGACACGAGTTCCTGATGCACTTACATCAGCGTTAGCGGTAACACTACCACTCGCAAACTGAACCCTTGTAGCATCCGCAGTAACTGTTGCATTGGCATCGATAGCTCCAGAGGCAAACTGTACTCTTATACCTGCACAAACTGTAGTAGCTGTGCAATCTATACTTGCACTAGCAAACTGAATTCTTGTAGCGTCTGCCGTTACTGTCGCTGTACCATTTACTACCGCCCCACCAAACTGAACCCTAGTAGCATCAGCCGTAACGCTCGCAGAAGCGTTAACAGACCCATAGGCATCCCATAGGGTTACTGAGGTGGTGTAAAGTGGACTATCGAGTGTGAGTGTTAAGTCATCAATGCTAGACTTTAAATTGTCTAGCGAGTCAATTGTCCACGGAGGCAGTAAATCAGCCATCTCACGCCAAAGTAACGCTCAATGAACCAACAGCAACACGGAATACATCTCCAGTTGCAATAGTTTTAGAAGCATCCAGAGGAGTGTGATACAGCAAGTTGCCAACAGTCAACGCATCACGGATTCCGATGTGTGTGATTGTTCCCCATGCACCACCAGCTTGAGGAAACTCAATAGCGGCAGTATTGGTAGAAACACCATTAGAAGGCGCACCAAAGGTTATAGACTGACGAGCATAGCTAGTGCCAGAACATTCAGTACCAGTATCTGCATCAGTTGGGTCAGTTGTGTATAAAGCAAGATACACAGTTGTTGGTGCTGTGTATGCTGTTGCTCGGAGAGTTACGTTAATTAAAGCGTTCTCAAGATAGTTGCTCATTTCAGCCATAGTTTCACCTTGGAGTTAATTTCATTGCTAATGGGACACCAGAATACTGACCTTGTTCGTCAGACTTGGTAAGAGAAGATATAGCCCTGTCATACATAGTTCCCCATGTATTGATTCGAGCATCGTTCATCAAGTAAGGCTCGGCCTCAATCAAAGAAGCGTAAAGCAAAGCATCTGGTGCAACATTGAGAAACACGTTAGATGCGTTAGTTCCAGACAAGTAAGAAGGTGCAGCAAAGTACAACATTCTCAATGTGTAAATGCCATCAGGTGGAGGAGCAAGTAAGAATTCGCTTGCAAGGATTGTGTAAGACTTTGGCACACCAACTTCAGATGCTCTTGGGTCATTAGACAAAGCAGATGGGCTAGAGTAACTCAATGGCTGAATTGGATTTGTTAAAACAACAAAGTCACGAATCTCAATAAAGTCGCTAGGTAGTTCAACAGTTGAATCACCAGATACAGTTGAAGTCGTTACAGACTTTAGCATCTGACGAATACGCAATTCTCTGCGGAGTCTGTTCTCAGCAAATGTAATAAAGTCAGGAATCTGAGTAGTGAGATCAGAACGAGCCAAGTAGCCCGCAATCGATGTCTTTAAATCAGAGTAAGTTGCAAAACTCATACGACTCCTGTCCGAGTTCTAAAAACTCTGTTATCTCTTTCGTTTAACCATGCTTTAAAACGCTTCTCATCTAGCACAGCAAAACCACGCATAATTCCTTTAGCATTTAGGTCATCAATCACAGTCATCGGGATAGATGCAACTTTATTGCCAAACAATTCATCAGACCACTTTGATCTCTCATCATAAGAGTTGTACTCTTTTTTATTCTGCTCAATGATTGCAGATATATCCTGACGAGTTTCAATAATGATGCCACCATCACCATCGGCATGAACAGCAGTTTTTCTAAAGTTTTCCATACACTAATTCTAACAGTTTGTGTAGAAAAGAAAATGCCCCAGAGGATTAGTCTGAGGCATTTTTCGGTATTACCCTAGATTAGGGTGTCAAGTCAGCAATGATGCCGTGAGCAGCTTCGTTCTTAACTTCCAAGGTGTACTCAGCCAACAATTGTGTTGACTCGTTGTCACCAGTCATAGCCAATTCATTGGTTTGGAATGGGCGCAAGTAAGCGATAGCAGCCATGTCGGGGTCAAGCACAAATGCTGTCTCATCGCATGAGTTGGTAGAAGTCATAAAGCGGTTAGGAACAACAGAAATTGTACCGAAATCGCTCAAATAAACGTCAGCCGCACCAATGATGGTAGTAGGAGCATTTGCAGGAGCCATGAAGCGTTGAGCAGCAATACCAGCAAAAGCAGAAACTACTTGCTTGTGTGCAGGGTTGACCATCAACACTTTAGGGTTTCCGCCAGAGGCATAAACTTGCTTAACAACAGCTTGCAACAAAACTTCTGTGAAAGTGCGGTTTGTGCCGTTTGTACGAGCAGTAGTACCAGAAGCACCAGCAGAACCAGAAGTTCCGAAAGAGCCATTGGTAGCCAACCATGCTTGCAGACCGCCCAATTTACGAGCAGTAGAGGAGTTGCCGTTAGCAGCTACTTGGTTGCTCAATACAGAGGTTTCCATGTCACGCTTGATTTCAGCAGAAGCCTTAGCCAATTGATAAGCCTTTTCAGACTTACGACCAGCTTTGTCAACAGCTTGCAAAGTGCCAGAAATCTTAATAGTCTTCTGTGCAATCTGAGTGCGGTTACCAACACGAGTAGTAGGAGACATAGTCGCATCAGATGCGGTGTCGCCTTCAACAGCGTAGTTAGATAATGAGGCCGCAGCCAAAGAGTCAGTCTGCCACTCGTGATAAACAGCAGTAGCTTTGGTTTTGCCTACAGACGAAAAGAAAGGTGTATCTGTTGGTGAAATGTTATAAATAACATCGGAAAGGTCTTCACGCTGACCAATAGCGGTGTACGTTTGATAGGTAGCCATTTTAAATCTCCAAAATTAAAAGAATCGTTCAAATGCTTTTGCTGCGTCAGTGACTTTTCCAGTTTCACGCAACCTTTGCATAACCTGTTTGTCTTGTGATGACTTTGTAGGAGGCGCAGAAGTCCCAGATCGCATCATCTTAGGAGCAGACAGGAGTTTCTTGGTTAACTCAGGCTTGCTCTTTTGAAGTTGCTCATACTTCATTGCTTTATACAAACTCACCACAGCACGACTGTCATATACGGAACTGAGTTCTTGGTCAGTCCATCCTACAGATTTCGCATAGTCACGGATTTGTTTCCGAACCGCATCACCCTG